AGCAACTGAGCCATCTAATAAATTTAATTCTGCGGCTGTAGAAGTAATACCATCTAAAGCATTTAATTCTGAAGCTGTGGCGGTCACACCGTCTAAAATATTTAATTCTGCGGCTGTTGATGTTACACCATCAAGAGCATTTAATTCTGCCGCCGTTGCCGTTACGTCAGTTCCGTTAATTGTTACTTTAGTTAAATTTGGCGCAACAGTTCCTGCGGTTCCATTTAAAGCGTTTTGTACGTCATCAAGGGCTGTATTGATGGTATTTCCCCAAGTTCCCTCTGAACCTCCAACTGTCGGTTTGGTAAGTGTAATAGCCATTTTTATCTCCTATTTATAACAACCTATCACGTTAGGCCGCATCAGTCCATATTGTAGGCGGTACGGTTGGACTAAACCAACCTCTTGTTTTTATGTCTGCCGCAAAAGAATAAGTAAATTCGCCTGATAACGGTTGAAACAGCCTTTGAACCGTCATATCCACTGCTTGCCCTGTGTAAGTAAATGTTCCAACAGCAAAAGCTTCGCCAACACCTTTAAAGGCATCTTGACCAGTATAAGTAAACGCTCCAGTTTCTGCTGAAATGTTCATTTGTTTTGTAAAATCTATATTTTGTCCTGTTACTGCAAAAGTGGCAGTATCTAGAACCATACCAAAGCCAACATCTAAAATTACATTGTGACCAGAATATGTAAATGTTGTTGTATCAACTACAATTCCAAAACCATAGTCTAACTCAACGTTTTGCCCAGTATAAGTAAAAGCACCATGATTAACAGATAACGGCCTTTGTGCGGTTAAAGTAACAGGTCTACCGTCAATTTGAAAAACACCATAAGGAAAAATATCAGCTATCAATAATGCCGCGCCACGCAGTGACAGGGTAAAAGTTCCGCTACCCGCACCCATTGCATAATTTGCATTTGTTGATGCTTGGCCTATTGCGGTTGAGCCTAACGGAGCGAAAGCTGTCATAATTTACACCCTTTCTATTGCCACTTTGGTCCCTTGAACCATGCCACAAGTGATTTTCTTACGCCTTTAGTCACTGGCGAAACTTGATGTATTAAATAGCTTGGAAAAATCAAAACAGTACCTTTTTGCTTTGCATCTTCCATTTCTGGGTTTGGAACTTCTGTAAATTGAAAGTCGCCACCCTCGTATTCATTTATGTCGCTTAACTGAACAGTTATAGAAAGCTTTCTATCTAAACCATCATTTGCGTTCCAATCTATGTCGTGATGCCAATCATAATGGCCATTTTCTGAAGCATGGTATTCTGTATATTGTATTTCTGCATTTTTGAAAACATTTACATAAAAAGCATTTTGGCATGAATGGTCTACATACTGAAATAGCAAATCTTTAAGCCAATCTTCGTTTGTAAGCCAACAAACACGACTGCTTCGAACACTATCGTCTGCGTTATTAAACGTGCCTGCTTTTGTTGTTTCGCCTGCTTGGTCAATAATATTTTGCACTACGTCAGGCGCAATATTTCTTTTATATAATTGCCAGTTTTGTCGCATTATTTTGGTGGCCTTGGAAAAAAGAATAAAGCTTGGTTTAATCTGTGCCGACTGTAATTTTTGTCTGCTTCGGAATAAAAATATGTATCATCATTTATAGCGGCTCCATGAGGTATGCGCTTTGCATTGAACAAATAACCCCTGTTAAATTTTGGTTCTAGATAATCTACTATTTCAAAATCTGATTTAGGTTTCCAAGGGTGACGGTCTTCTGCCGTTTTTTTGCCTCCGTATCTATGTATGCTTGCGTGTTTATCAACATAAATATTTGTTCCATTTGTTTCGGCTTCATTTAAATATACTATACATACCCAACCATCGTCTTGATGCGGAAACCAAAAATTTTCTTCGTAATTATTCCAATCTGATTTTTTCCACCGCATAAAATTAGTGTCCAAAACATCGCAACCCTCCTCTTTATAAACATCAAAAGATTGCAATTCACTATCTAATATCTCAACTAATTGGTCTGTATATTTTTCTAGCGTTGGCTCTTTTCTATGATGGCGCAAATCAAAAAACTCATCACCATGTAGTGGGTGTTCAGTCATTACTTTATTTGGTGGTCCTGATAACACCATATCCATAATATAAGCAGGGTGGTCGTAAAAATTATCTATTTGAAACGAACGATTTCCTAGTAAATTAATTTCTTTTATATCCATTACGAAAACATACCATCGGGGGAGGCAGGCCAAGTAACACTTTCTGGAAAAGATGATTGCTGTGGAACATCTAATAATGCCGTTCTGTAGGCTATCCAAGGAGCTTTTTCTTCGTCCGACATTGCATCCCAACGTAAAGGATTAGAAAGAATAATATCTAATTGCGCCAACCTAAAACCCCTTTCTTCCCTTATAACAAAAGCCTTTTCAGCCGCGATTGCTTCGGCTGTAGGGGCAACATAAGGTTCTTTATCGTCACCGATTAAGGTCATTAATGCGCTGTTATCTATGGTCATGTCGGTATCTTCAACATCAAGCGTGTATTCTATCCAACCATAATCAGGGTGGTTTATTTCAACATCTATGCGCCCACCGTCTTCCGTTAAAACTTTAGCATTACGGTATTCTGTAATTGGAATAGACATTAAGCATACCTCACAAATACTGACGCATACATATCGTCACGGTTTAAGTTTGATGAACCGTTATATCTACCAAGACCACCCATAAGCCTCCAAGAGCCGCTTGGCCTGTTGGTTGTAGAGTGTCCACCATAAAGATAGGCATAGTTACTGCAAGCGTATAAACTGCTAGACCCAACGGTTGACCCTGCGTGTCTTAGCCCTGACCCTGCCCATTGTATTTGAGCATAAGAACCCACTTGGTTCCAACCTGTCGCGGCATTTCCAGTAGGTCCTGTCGGTCCAGTTGGTCCGCGCGGTCCAGTAGGTCCAGTAGGTCCTCGAGGTCCTGTTGGTCCTGTGGGTCCTGTGGGTCCAGTAGAACCGTTTGAGCCTGCGGGTCCAGTTGGTCCAGTTGGTCCAGTATTGCCTTGCGCCCCTTGCGAACCTGTTGACCCAGTTGGTCCAGTTGGTCCTTGTAAGGAAGCATTTGTTATTGTTGCTTTTTTCCAAGTTGCAGAAGTACCATCATATACTGGTATTATATCGGAACCTGATAAACTTGTTTCTGTTGATAACCCTGTTAATGCACTTGGCAAAGCTGTAGATGTTACATCAGCATTAGTTGCAACACCATCTAGCTTTGTGCCATCTGTTGCAAGGTTTCTGCCATCTACATTTCCACTAACAGTAACATTACCAGTAACAGTAATACCGCTAGAGTGCGCCACCATTTTAGTAACGCCATCATGCTGTACCTTGCCAAAATCGTCAGATAATGCAGTGATAAAAACTTTTGCAGTCCCACCTAATGAAATAGCACTGCCGCCACCACTGCTCTCAGTTGGTGTTCTTGTTAAGGTAGTCCCACTTGAAGAATAAGTTCCTGTTCCTATCTCCCAGTTTGTTCCTTCTTCTATAACGTATGCAACTACATCGCCATTTGTAACACCCGCATCAGCAAATGTTTGATAACCAGTGTCGGCTGTAGTTAATGTTAAAGTTCCCGAGCCACTTGTTGAGGTGTTCATCTTGGCTCTGTTAAATAGTTTTGCCATGATGCGCTCCTACTAAGTAAGTGTTAATAGTCCGTTAGTACCGATGTCGATTGTAAACGTGTCACCATCATTAAGTGTTAATGATGACCCATAATCATAATAACCGACTATAGGGTCTGCGGGGGAGGTTGGTGTATCGTTATAAATAACAACATATCTAAAAGCCGCTACAGAACCGCCAGATGCGGTCAAAACTTTATCGTCTGCCGATAATTTATAAACGCCACCTGTTTGCGTACTGGTTACGTTTGCCAATGTTCTGTCGGAAAGATTTGTATACGATATTTCAGCACAATTAGCCAATACACCGTTTCCATCTGTTACGACACTTGTTCCAGATGTTGGGTCAGTGTTAGAAAGCGCAACTTTAAACGTGTCAGCGTTCATGTCCATCGCGTTCGCTAGGTTGACCACAAAGTCATTTACTTTTGTAAAACTTGCCATTTAATAGCTCCTAATTTGTATTCTACGACCCGAACCCGATGTTCTAGCTCGCTCTCCTTCTAAATTTATAGCAGAAACAGCGTTTAGATACAACGCATTCCAGACTGCTACTCTCTGGTCTTCTTGCAAATATGGCGAACTGTGAAGCAGTGAACCATACAAATAAGCATCAGGGTAATTTGTTAAAAGCCAGTTTGTAGTGTTTGCGGCTATATCAGGTATGTTTTCATAATAAACAAGCTCGACTACATAATCTGCATCTGGCGTTGGATATAATTCAAAAGACCCGTCCACTACAGCATAAAACTCAGGCCGACCCACATTATCAGAATTTTGCATTCGCATTTTAGAAATATCAAAAGGACTTATTAATTCTAAAGTATGTGTTGGGCTAGCGGTCATAGTAATTCTAATAGGACTAATGAAGTTATTGGGTAAACTTAAATATTGTTGGTCGGCTGTTGCAATAACCCTATCTTCCATTTGCCAATGCCTTAAATCTCTATTTAATTGGGCTTCAGCTAGTTTTATAAAATCTGGTATAACTGCCGTTAAATCATCTCTGTTTAGCGTGTCAGCTATACTTGCCTTTAGTTCTGTATAATTTGATAATGGCATCTATATCACCACTTTACTTTGTTTGCCCAATAAGCCGCCGACATTTTGCCCCTATCTATCCATTTTTTTTGCCTTGCTTTAAAAGCTTTATTTCGTTTGGTCATCTTTTTATCACCTTTAACGCCTTGTTGCCCAAAGCGAATAGTTTTTATTTTACTACCTTCTTTTGCGACAACTATGTGGGATTTTTTAGGGTGGCTAGGGGTACGTTTTGGCTTGTTGTATCCGCTAACTCCTGCACGTTTTAGTCTAGGGTCTTTTGCCATTCTATGGCCTATTTAAATAATTAACATATGCCCTTAATAAATCATCATAAGATGGAGTTACACCTTTTTCTTCAAAAACTGGCAAAGCTAATTCTGAAAATTCTTTAAAAGATATATCGTCTAATTCACTTACATTTATTTTTTCTGGTATGCCAACCCCAGAAAGGTCTTCTACTTCGCCAGTCATATCAATAATATTGGGAATGGATTTGTTTGACATTCCACCGCTTTGTAACTGGTTAATCATATTAGATAGGTTTTCTGAACTTCTACGCTGAGAACCTATAGGCTTGGCAAACCTGTTTGCTAATGCACTTAATAGCCCACCACCTTGAAATGTTGCACCAGAACGGCCTGCGCCGCCGCCGTCAAACATATCCATCAAGCTAGTGTAAGCCATTTATTTTTTCTTGCCGCCTTTTTTCTTACCTTTACCATAGGGCATTACTTTTTCCTTTTCTTCTTTTTCATAGCTCGTAAATTGTCAACCATATTAGGGTAGGGTCGGCCTGCCGCTTTTGCGGTGCGCTTCGCTTTGGCTTCTTCCTTGGCGGTCATTTTGCGCCGCTTACTTTTAGGTTTTGGATTTTTACTTTTCCAAACTGGTTTTGCCATAGCCACCCTCCTATAAGAATCTCTATAACATATAAAATTAAATTACGCTATACCCTTTAGATTACGTTTTATAGGTTCGCCCCAATCTATGCTTGGCCTATAGCCAACAGCCAAATATCTAAAGCTATCTGCGCCGTGTGAAGTCCAATCGTGCAAAGGGCGACCACGCCAAGATTTTAGTTTTTCATCAAACTCCCTTCGGTATTGCAACAATGCTTCGATACCACGCTCACATTTTTTTTCGTCAAACCAACATTTGTTAAGCATAGACCTAGAAGCTTGTATTCCGTCATCAATACTTAATCTGGGTGCTATTTCGATATTTCTTATTCCCAAATTATCTAAAGTTTCTAAACGACTTTTTCCAGTGCCTAATTCTTTAACTCTAACATCGTGGGGCATAATATGTGCTTCGTAATGATAACCTTTTTCATCTAAAACTTTTGCATAATGGTCTAAACCTACACCACTATTTTCGTAATAATCTATTAAATGTATTTCTTGACCAACAAACTGTGCAAACCACAAAGCGGTACTATCACCAATTCCTAAGTCGTAACTTACAATTACACTTGTTGAAGGGTCATATGGAACAGATGTAATTCTTTTTTCGGTTTTTGCTTTCTTCATTTCAACAGCATAATAAGAACCTTGTATTGCCGCTTCAAAACTGCAAAGAAACTCTTGAGCAAACCTATCTTCGCCCATAGTTTCCTTTGCTTCTTCTAATTCAAATTTATCTAATATTTCGGTTTCATCTGCTTTATACATGGCACAAAACCAATTTTCGTTTTTTTGTGCATTGTTATAAATTTCCCAAAAATCATTTTTTCCTTTTGGCGTTCCTATAAAAGTCGCTTTACCTTGCCTGTCTGCTAATGATGGCCTGATAACCATTGGCCAAGCGTTTGCGGGAAAGTCGGCAGGCTCGTCTAGTACAACGCTATCAAAATACAAACCACGCATAGCATCGTAGTTGTCAGCCCCAAATAGCCTAAATCTAGCCCCATTAGGAAAGTCGGCACGAAGTTCGGAAGTATTGTAAACAACCCCTTCAACGTCTTTTGTATATTCTAACAGGTAATCCCACGCTATTGCCTTGGCTTGTCGGTAGTATGGCGCAATATAAGCAACCCTGACATTTTTGCGGTCTGTGGTTAATGCCGTTTTTATTAAATCGTTTATAGCCGCCACTGTTTTGCCAAACCTACGGTGAGCAACAATTACAGCAAATCTTTCTTGGCGTTTGTGAAAACTTTTTACTAGCTTTCGGGGGCGGTAGTTAATCGTCCTCGTCGTCATCGTCCAACCACTTATAAGCTATAACGTGTTCGCCTGTGTCGCCTGCGCCTTCGATGCGTTGCGTTTCTTTCCACCCTGCCCTAGTTTTTAAATAAAATATTTGTGCGCCCAAGTCACCCGACCTAGCTTTTTGGATTAAATTTTGCGCTACAAATCCAACAGCCCTAGCTTTTCCCTTTTTATATAGTGCAGAAACTTCCTCATCCCTTTCCAATATATCAAAGAAAACACGCCTGCTTATACTGAAATAATCAGCTATCTGTTCTGTTGTTAAAACTGCCGCCAATGTTTCAACTTCACGTTTTTGCTCATCCGTTAAAACTATTTTTGGCCTTCCGCCTTTGTTTATTTCAGACATTTTATAACCTATTGAAAAACCTTCTTAATATGTAGGAACGTGCTAACGATATAAAAGTAAAAGCTAACGAAATAGATAGTGCATCATATGTAGTTACGTCATAACCGTGCAAAGGCAATATAACATAAGTTGCCGCCGTTGCTACAATATATCCGACAGCAACATTTGTTGTTGCCTCAACCATACTCATAATTTTAGTTTGACTCTGCATAAGTTTTGCCTGTTTGTTCGTTTATTGCTTCTTGCCCTGTGTAATCTTGCCAACGTTTAATAATAACATCACAATATTGGGGATCGAGTTCCATAAGTCTGGCGTATCGATGAATCTTTTCACAAGCCACCAACGTTGACCCAGAACCCCCGAATAAATCTAAAATAACATCGTCGGCCTTACTACTGTTGTTTAATGCCCTCTCGATAAGCTCCACAGGTTTTTGCGTTGGGTGAACGTATTTTTGCCGCGCCTCTCTTTTTTGCTCCCATATGTCAGTCTCCGTGCGACCACCATACCACGAATGCGCTGACCCTTCTTTGAAACCATATATTATAAATTCATATTGGTAACGGTAATCTTGCCAACCCATACCCCCAGAGCCTTTGTTCCAAACAATACAACTTGAAACATTAATACCCGAAGTTGACAGGTTTAAATAAAACCGAGGATAGCTATCTTTCCATTTGCAACAAATATAATATGCCGCTCCACTTTTAACGTTTGCATAAATTGTTGATAAAAAACCTTTTATGAAATCCTCAAATTTATCGTCGCTCATTGCATCGTTTTTTATACCCTGCCTTAAAAGTTCGTTTGAGCCACGGCTTTTGTAATCAGCGTTATACGGCGGGTCGGTAAAAACCATATCTGCTTTTGAACCGTCCATTAAATTTTCAACCGCATCTATGTCGGTGCTATCGCCACACATTAATCTGTGATTGCCTAAAACCCAAATATCACCTTCAACCGTTTTAGGTTTTTGCGGAGGCTCTGGAACATCGTCCTCATCGGTCAAGCCTTCATTATCTGGCTCTTGTAATAATTTAGCCAACTCGTCGGCATCAAACCCCGTTAGGCTTAAATCAAATTCTAAATCTTTAAGTTCTGAAAACTCAATTGATAACATATCAGTGTCCCACCCTGCATTTAGGGCCAGTTTGTTATCTGCTATTACATAAGCTTTCTTTTGTGCTTCCGACCAACCATCGGCCAAAATACACGGAACCTCTTGTAAATTAAGCTTTTTTGCCGCTAGGAGCCTACCATGCCCCGCAATAATTTCGTTATCGGCATCAACCAAAATAGGATTAGTAAAACCCCATTCTTTTATACTTGCCGCAATTTGTGTTATTTGCTCATCGCTATGGGTGCGACTGTTTCGTGCATAAGGTATCAGCGTTTTAATGTCCCTTCGCTCAACCTTATCAGCAGGCCAAGACCGTCCATTACTCATGGGTGCGCCCTTTCGTTTATTTATTCATTATAACAAAAAAAATCCCCCGCGCAAGGCAGGGGAAAGTTGGCGAGGTATTGAGTCCGTAAAAAAGCAGTATAAAGCGGAACAATGTCGAACAGGGAGGAGTTCGTGACCTCGCTACCTGTGTAACATAATCTAATCATTTTTCATACGTTTCAAGTATTCTTTATATGGTTGTAGTTGTTTTTCTGCAACAAGGCCAACCCTTACCATTTGTTCAGCAAGCGAACCAAAAACATAATTTTCGCCTACTGGCTCACCGTTATTTATTCTATCGGCGTTAATTTTAAGTTCGTTGGGTTCGTATTTTTCAGGTGATAGTTCCCTAAATTCAGGCCGCTTTGGTGCTATTGCTTTTGCTGATTTGCTAATTTCTTTTGCAGTTGGCCAAGTCCTAGTTTCTAAATTAGAAAGTATGTTTTGCTCAAAGTCTTGAAACCATTCAATATAATTTTTGCTTGGTGCTAATTTTATAATTTGGTTGCATAGAAACTCAGCTTCGCTTTTCATGTTTTCATCGTTATTTTGCACCGCTCTAGGAGCATTTAACCGCCCCAACATTTTTAACGTTTTTTCTTTAAGTTCATTATTTCGCATTTAACATCTCGCTTAAAACTGTTTTTTGTAAATCTAAATTATTATTTGGCTGTTCATATTCATCATACCAACGCTCTTGATTTAACCATGTACTGGCGTGAGGTAAAAATTGTTTCTTTGTATCTTTATGAAATTTTATAAAAACATCTAATTTTTCCATAAGTTCTTCAAAACTAATTTTCATTATTGCTCTTGGAAATGCCTTTTGTGCAGGCTGTTTTGCTGTTTTTCTAGGATACTTTTCCCAAAACTTATTAAACTGTTCTACAACCACATCAATAGACCGTACTAATATAATAGGTTCATTGGGTGGTTCTTTGGGTGGTTTGGGTGAACCGTGTGCAGGGGTAGGGCTGAATGTCATGCCGTGGTAGGGGTGAACGTCATTCAGGGGTGGTCTAGTTGAAGGTAATTGGCTAACTATTTGTAAATTAATTTGATAATCTATCGTGTAACCGTGGCGGCACTCTTTTTGCCCTGTTACCTTTAAAACACCCATTGCCAACATTTCTTTTATATGCTGACGAACAGCGCGGCTAGACATTTCTAAATCTGCCGCCATGTTGCCTTTACTCACCCAAATACCGCTTCCATCGTCACTGGCCTTATCTGCCATATACATTAAAATTGCTTTTTTTGTGGGTGAACCTATTAATTTTGTTTGAATTACGTTTGAAACTAGGTTACTCATTGTTTTAGGTTACTCCTTGTAATCTATTAGTATTGCAAAATACTTCTTCTTTATTGCTTATAACCCTCAGAGTTGTGAAATCCTCTGGGGGTTTAATTATGTTGAAACCCATGTAACGGAATCTTCTTGTAAGTAATCAGAAAGCCTTTCTACCGTTGAAAATTTAGGGTCAGTTTCATTATTTATTATCTGATATAAAACAGGTCTTGACACGTTAGCATTTTTTGCAACCTTTGTTAAGTTCCTATCTCGTAGTTTATGTCTTATTTCATCTAAACTTAAAATTACTTTGTTATCCATTTTAACCTCTTTTGTTTACATTTATTATTTTTATCCTTTACAACGTTAAAAATAGTTTGTAAAGTGTTTTTAGCAAAAAGGAGAAATATTATGACAAAACTAAGACCACCCCCTGTTGCAGTTAAACACGCTATAACTGAAGCTGTTTGGGAATTTACACAAAAGCTTGGAGCAAATGCTCCGAAGCATGAGCATTTTCCTACTGGTTGGCATAAGGTTGTAGAAGCGGCTATAGATAAAGCTTACGACAATTATGCAAGTAGCGAAATGGGTAACATAGAAATCGAATTAGAAAGGTTAGCCAATGCCTTTAAATAACAAAGAAAAGGAGACTATTTGGAAAGTATTTAAAACTTTAAGAAGTACATCAAACCAAATTTCTGATTGCCAAGATTTATGGCTTTCAGATGTAAGAGATATAGAAACCGCTTTTTGGGCTTTATATCATGAATTTAAATTTATTAGAAATAATTGTGAGAAAGAAAACAAATGACTAAAATACCAGAACGATTAATTGATTTAATTAAACAAGTTGGCTTAACAGAAAATAAAGCCACTTGGAATTGCCACGGTACGCCAGTGGTTTTACACAAAGCATTAGAAAAAATAGCTATAAAAGAAAATATAGTTTTTGATGCGCCAACTATTATAGAAAGCAATATAAAGGACAAACACGTTGCTATCTGTGTGACAGGCCATAAAGGTGATGCGACAGCTTGGTCGATAGGCGAGGCCGCACCTTACAACACAACAAATAAATATCCCTATGCTATGGCAGAAAAAAGAGCCAAGGACAGGGTAATATTAAAGTTGCTTGAGTTAAGTGGTGATGTTTACAGCGAAGAAGAAGCTGACGAGTTTAAAAACGAAAAGCCAAAAAACAGCGAACCTAATTTAAGTATAAGTTTAGATGAGCGTGTTGAAGCAATGCTTTTATTTTACGAAGAATGCAACTTAGAGCGTTTTCTAGCGGCAGAAAAAAGATACGAAAAAATGCTTAACTCTGTTGGTATAGGCGAAAATGAATACGCCAAAATTGTGGAAGCGCACGATAAAAGAAAAGCGGAGTTGTACTCATGAAAAATATAACTGCCGTTGGCTATCTAACTAAAGATTGCGAAGTTGTTGAAAACGAAAAAAGTTCTTTTGTAAAATTCTCTATAGCCGTTGACGATGGCTATGGGGAAAACAAAGGCACAATATTTTTCGGCGCACGTTACTTTAGAACAAACATTTCACCTTACTTGCTGAAGGGTAAACTTGTGGCAATAACAGGCGATTTAAAAAAGAACGAATACGAAGGCAAAACGTATTTATCTATAAACGCAACCGAAGTTAAATTATTAGGAGGTAAAAACACCGAAAATAAAAGACTAGCCGAAGGGCAAAAAATAGAAAGCAATAACGAAGTCAAAGATTTTGACGATGAAATACCATTTTAAGAAGGAGTAAACTTATGGAAGATATTACAACACAAGATGGCAACGTTTTACAGTTGCTTAAATCAGGCCAAACGATAACGCCTATAGAAGCTTTAAACAAATTTGGTTGCTTTAGATTAGCGGCTGTTGTGCATAGGCTTAGAAAAGAGCAAGGGTGGCCAATCCATACTGACATTATAAAGCACAATAAAAAACATTGGGCGCAATATTCATTAGACCAGAATAAAGAATTATGGCCAAATTAAATTTACAAGTAATTAAAAGTGGGGGGCAGTTTATGCCCTCTACTGAATACGATGCTAAAAAAATTGAAGAATACAAAGAAGGTCAAGTTTTTAATTTACAACCAACAGGCAAACGCTCCAACCCACATCATAATTTATATTGGGCTACACTTAAAAATGTTTGCGAGGCTACTAACCGATGGCCTACTGAACAGCATTTACATAGCGAACTAAAATGGGCGTGTGGTTATGTCAAAATGCGTTGGAACAGCCTAGCGAGCGCACATATGCGTATAATGGACAGTATTTCTTTTGATGACATGAGCCAAAAAGAGTTTAATGATTACTTCGAACTGGCTATGGAAAAACTAGCTGAAGCAATAGGATACGACCCACTTGACCAACCTAGCAAATAGACCGCCTTTAGGTTTAAAAAACAAAGTAAAAAAAACCAATAAAAACAAGCACTTGACCAGGGTCAGGGAAATGCCTTGTTGTGTTTGTCAAAAGTTTGGTGAGGTGCAATATAGCCCAACAACGGCGCACCACCCTATTCACGATAGATTTAGCACTAAAAAAGCAGATGACTCGCAGGCCATACCGCTTTGTGAAGGCCATCATCAAGGGTTATGGGATAAATCCAAATTAGCTATACATGACAATAAAAAGGCATGGCGCGAAAAATATGGGGCTGATTGGTCTTATATTGTCCAAGATACAGCCATATAAAGCACTGCGCCGCGCTCTGGGTGGCAGTAAACTTTCTTGGCATTGACGCTAGTGACTTGGTTATCGCTGTAGTAGACAACGCCCTCACAGCCGTCTAAAGCTGATTTTATAATGTTATCTATGTCGGGTTTAGTTGTTGGTAAAATAGCACCGTATTCGGCTTCTAGTCTTTTAACCTTAGACCACGACTTAGGTATTTCCATAAACGCTATTATATCAACATGGCAAAATTTAGCTGTTGGGTCTAATTTTAATTCGTGCATTTTCTGCCATGCGGCGGCGTGTATTCTTGTTTCATACTCCCTAGTCTTTTCGGGAGTGTATGCTCTGCCCTGACGGGTAAAACGAGGCCGCCCCTTGCCCTGAGGTTGCCCTGTCACTTCTATTTCTACCTTTATTAACTCCATAAAGCTAAGAATAGCAGATAGCCCCCGAAGGGGCTAACTATTTTTAACTTGCAAAAAATTCTACTGAAACATTCGTTGGCGTTTCACCGCATTGTTCAAGTATGTTTTCGCACATAATTTCAAGTCCAACTAAAGCGTCAATTTTATCGTTATGGCATCTTGCTGTTGAAACTTCTTCATATCCTTCAATTTTGCTTTGCTGTCTTGTAACTTCCTTTAAAACTTTAATTTGCTTTTTTAAAAATGTTACGTCCAAACATTCCATATTTATTTTTGCATTAATTTTCGCCATTTTATTTTTCCTTTTTTTAACTTATATGTAAACAATAGCACACTTATTTGTAAATGTCCACTCCAAAAATTGTAAAGTTACGTTACGTTATTTACAAAAAAAAGAGTTTACACTTACAAAAAGTTATGCTATCCTTAACGTATAAGCAAAAGGAGATTAAAATGCAAACCAAGATAGTAGACATAAACATAAATACTTTTGAAGGAGTTATCGAAGGAAACCTGATTGTTTACGAAAAAAACGGAGACCCAGATGAAGGCTTTTGGCTATCAGGTTTTGACGAAGTTGGAATGTTTGACGATGAGTTTACCGCACCGCAATACGCACTAGAGATGCAAGTGCCTAAATACGGAATGAACGTAGCATAATTTTAACCCTAGCGGGGGGGGCAACCCCCCAGAAAGGAGCCTCACATGGCTAAACGTAACATTAACCTCATCAACAAAAAGTATCGGCATATGATTGCTGATATTGATGTTGAGCCAAGCGGACTCGATGTTTGGCTAAACCGCCCATATCTTTTTATGGCTAGTGAAGCCAGTTGCACCTTTATGCCCTTCGAACTTTTCGAAGATGATGAAGATGCTTTTGCATCGGCGGTAAAGGCAGTTAATGACGAACTAGCCGACACTTATAAAATAGACCCAAAATCTTGGGACGAGGGAGGGGCTTAACAGCCCCACCACAATTTAAATTTTTAGAAGGAAAAATAAAATGGAACTTAATGAAGAAATTTTGGCAACAATTAGAGTTGCTTTGGAAAACAACAACACGCCAGAAGGGCAAGCCTTGCGTGACGAGTTGGTTAATTTAATAAAAAGCACAGTAGCGCAAGACATGAGTTTTAGAATTAGAATAACCGAATAATAAAAATAAATTAATATTTTACAAAAAAAGGAGTTTACACTTACAAATTTTTAATTTATAACTGACGTAGCAATAAAGGAGATATATATGCTAGATTTTACAAACGATTATGATTTTAACATTTTGGAACTGCCACTAATACCACAAGGCATGACAACACCTGTGGACGGTTGGAAGCTACTGGTACGCGAAGACACTGGCGAACACCTACACGTTCACAAGGCAAGCTATAAGGTACTGCCACACGCTGACGTAGTGCAGGCCACCGAAGACGCTCTAAAGGCTGTTAATATATCAAGTGATTATGACTTTAATGTTTATTGCCATGAGCAAGGTAAGAAGCTTGAAATAGATATTAAGTTTAACAACCTTGTTACTGAGCCTGAAGTTGGTGACCATGTAATGTTTAGAGTAAAAGGCTTTAACTCTTATGACGGACATTGGGCATATCAAACAGTGGCCGATGCTTTTAGACTATGGTGCAAAAATGGTTGCGTTACACCTGACAGCGTTACCGCGATATGGCAACGACACACCAACAGCATTTCAGTAGAAGGCATAGAGCAAAAAATTAAACTAGGTTTGGAAACATTTTGGAATCAAAAAGAACAATGGCAAGCTTGGATGAAAACCAAAGTAGAAAAGGAAGAAGTAGAAAACCTGTTTAGAAAACGTTTAGTTAAAATTAACTCTAAAACTACTGAAGAAACCCATAACAAAAAACAACTAGAAAACCTTATGGGGCAACTACACCAAGAGTTTAAACACTTAGGCCAAAACAAATGGGCGGTTTACAACTGCATGACGCATTGGGCAACCCATACAACAGACACTAAAAGGCCGCACAATGTAACTCGCGAAAGAGAAAGAGCAGTTGGCCAGTTACTAAATACGAAAGTATGGGAGACTTTATAAGAAAATCGGGGGGGAAACCCCCCGAAAGACCTGGGTAAGTGCCTGTTTTTATTGAATAAATTTAGGGAGAAATATTATGGAAATGATGGAATACGTTGAACAATTAGCTAAATATTACGATGCTTGGCCTGATGTGCAAATTGGAACTTCTTCAGTAACAGTTCCAGAAATAGGAAAACTGCTTAGAAATGTTCACTATTATGATTGCAGGGGAATATCAGAATACACCTACGAGGCAAGCCTTTCAGAATATGGCGCAGACTTTAGCATACCACCTTCTATAGACACTATTTTGCCTGCACCCGCTATAGGGCTTTTTGTAGATGTTAAAACCAAAGTTATTCATAACGGACAACATGAACCAGACTCTGTTATGGAAAACACACAAGATAATTTAATATTACTGATGCCTATGACTAAAAAGGTAAATGGCGAAATAATACCCGAAACTGCGGCAATAAAAAATAATAAACCTGTTGTGGGTTATGTTGAACATAATGATGACGAAGAAGTAGAATACCCAGAACTTTTTTATAAAAATTTTGTGGCTTTATCTTGTTGGCTCAGCCCAAACACCATGCCGCACCCAATGGGCGCAATAGAATGTTTTCAGACCGCTTGCCCACAGGACGATTGCGATTGCAAAATTGATGTTTTTAAATTTAGCCACGATTTAGAAACCTTTAAAAACCAAACACAAGAGGCGCGGGATGCGGACTCTACATGGCTTAGACACGTTGCTTCTTTTCTTAAAGTGATTAACAAGCCACGGTTTGTTAAAACCACGCCCTCAGGCAACCGACAACGGCGCAGGGGGTTGAATAGGGGCATGGGGTTCGCTGTAGATGCTTGGCATAGAGTTTCTTGGAATGTTGATAAACCTGTTAATGCTAGAGAACCTTTTGATGAAACTTTTCACAAAATGCCGCTACACTTTAATAAAGGCCATTGGAAAAGAGCCGAACAACATCACCCTAAATCTGTTTTAAGGGATGGCCAGTGGCGCACATGGATAGAAGGGTATTGGGCAGGCCACCCCGCATTTGGCTTTAAAAAGCAGTATTGGACACCTACAAAAAAAATAGCATAATTACAAAAAAAACTATTTACATTTACATTTTTATATATTATACCTTACATATAAGTAATAAAGAGGATTTATAAAATGAACATAGAAGAACAAATAAGAATAGAACTTAGAATAGACCACCCAAACGAGGCTCCAGAAGTTATAGAGCGATGGGTTAGGGAAAGCCTTGTAAGGCGTGAGTATTACCTCAAAGAACTCGGTTATGTACCAAGAAAGGATTTTAAAAATGAGTAATATATCAACTGAATTAACCGTTGACATTAGAAGCAAAGGTGGCTTCGGTGACGAGTTTAAAATTGAAATTTACGCTGACGTGGACAGAGATGGCCACCCTGACAACATAGAGATGTTTTGGAGCAACTACGTTACTAAACAGCAAAAAGAACTTCCAAAATATGTAAAAGCTTTTGTTGAAAACGAATACATGATGGCAATAGAACAAGCTTTATCTATGGAATCCATCGAATTTGATGACACTGCTTATGACTTATGGAAGGAGGATTTCTAATGAATTATGATACTTCAATATTATCAGAATGGGTTACCAAAAAAGGCAATAAGTTTTATTGCACACGTTTCAATGGTTCGATGCGCTACATCGGTTGTTTCGAAGCTGTTTCAGATGGAACTAGAAACCCTGATATGAGCCGATTAGATTGGAAACCAATTATGGACGTTGAAGATGGTGCTAAATATGTTGGCGATTTTACAAGCACTGTAAACAATAATGTTTATAAACTTTGGATTGGTGCTAAAAATGATTGATTGGCAAGATAAAATAATTTTTGTGGCTATGATTATAATGATGGTTATAGCCGCCCTTAACATAGACAGCTTTATGGTGATGCAATGAGTAAAAAGATAAAAATAGAATTAACTGAACCACAATATTTTGCAGTTGTTCAAGCATTGCAAGGACATTGCTTGGATATTATGGGTGCTGAGTTTGTAGACTCAGATATGGCTACTGAAAACTACGTTATAAATAACGCAATAGATGCAATGGATAAAGGACACAAAGAATGGATAAAGTAACAACCCCGCTGACATGGCCAGAGTTAGAAAACTTTGTTTTACAGCATATAGCGACATGGGTGGAAAACGACCAAGAAGTACGAAACGAAGAAAAAAATACTTTTGACCACCACCCAGAACTCTTTAGAACTAGAATGGACGAGTTTACAAACTCTTTTAGAAATAAATGGTTTGTATTTGAAAAGGAACATAATTTAAAACAAAAGTAAAAGAGGCAAAAATGGAAATTAAACCAGAAGATAGGGACACTCGAGACAGTATAAAACGCGATATAGATAGGTTAGAACCTCTAGCCTTACTACCAGAAGCACCGCCATCAGTTAAACAAGACTATAGGCAAGCAAAAGAAGCTATGGCGGTATTAATTAAAAAACTAAGGGAGGAAGGAGTTAGAATATGAAACCTTGGGAGAAATTAAGAAAAAAGCAGGCTATAGAAGTAAAAGAACTTTTTGAATTATTCAGCCACCTAACAATAGTAGAAGCCTCTAGGGCAATGGGCATAGATACAAACTCGCTAAGAACTCACGCATTTAGGTTCGGCGTTGAATTTGCCAAACAGTATGGCGGCAAAACTTCTATAGAAACAGATGCTAAAAAAGTAGCAAACCAAAGAATAACTTTACCAAAAGTTCCTTGGGATATTCGTGGGGAGGATATTAAACGACACTAATGGACACCGACTTAAATAATGGCATTTGCCTCCCCTAATTTCTTATAAAAAAAACGAGCAGTAAACACAATGGAATATTATACGCTTTTGACAATATTTTACCCCATAGCAGAACATGAATTACAGTTTAGCGTTTGGTTTTTATCGGAAAACGATTGTTGGAATATTTTAACAAACAAAAACACTATTTACGATAAATTAAATGCAACTTCTGGACACTGCGATGTAAGCGATGTTTTATCTAAATTAACTAAACCTAAAATAAGACCTTGGTAAAAATAAATTAAAAAATTATAAAAAAAGTGCTTTACACTTACAAATTTATAGTGTAATGTTTACATATAAGCAAAAAAGAGGATTTTAAAAATGAGTAACTATTTTAAAGAACAACCCGCAAAATTTGATTATGGTATTATGCGTTTTGACCAAGTTGACGAGTATATTGACGGACATCACATAAACACGTTTTGGAAGGCAAAGCCAGTTTCTGAAGGCGGCAATGCCGCACAGTATGTTACCATAGAAGATTTTGCTGAAGGAGGATACCTTACTACAATTTACGAACGCGATAACAATACAAAAGTATTGGAAGAGTGTGGACCTTTTGACACTATTAGAATGGCGGTTAAAGTAGCAGAAACTAAAGTGTGTATGACATTAAATGTTTAAAAGCTAGAGGGGGTTAATAGCCCCCTTTTTAATTTATTTTACTTTTTACAAAAAAAATACTTTACATTTACAATTTATTAATTTATAATTAACGTATAAGCAAAAAAGAGGATTTTAAAAATGAATGTATATGTTGTAAGCACACAAATTTTAGAAAATGATGGCGCAGAAGTAGGTTCTGGAGCGTTTGCAGAGGGGCTACACCGTTGGAAGTATAAAGGTGGCGACGATTACGTTGTGCAAGGTTTGGAGCGCGAGCAAGACGCTATGGCTTTTGTGGCGGCGATAGTTACCACTAACAATTTAGGCCATAAAGAGTTTGTAAGAAGCGTTAGAACTTATGCAGAATGGCAAACCGTTCTTGACGATATGGACGAGCGCAGTAAAGAATTTTACGAAGAGCAAGCCATAGAGGTAAACCCCAACACTTACAAAAAGGCGGCATAAAAAGGGGGGGGCAGTTAGCCCCCTTACCTTAATTCGAAATGTGGACCATCTATAAACGGCCTGCGCCCTTGTGACCTTCTAAGGTCTACATACTCATTCATAGCATCTTCCATAGTGCCTTCAAAGTCGCCTATATCGTCTATATGCCATGCCGCGCCCCATCTAAGCCGACAACCTACTTCCTTGGCCGCACTAGCCATTGCATCAGCTATGTCATCATATACATTTATTTCCCAAACAACTTCCGACCCATCATATGCCACCAAATCGACAGCGTGTGAAAAACCGCTATCTTGCATTAAGTGTTTTGATTTCATTGTTTGGCTTCTACCCATATCGAAAAGCCGTTGTTGTTCTTCGACACTTCGAACGCCATACGTCACGCCGAAGTCAATTTTAGTTCGTTCTATGGCCTTTTTTACTGTAGCAACCATATCAGGGTGAACACCCTCTAGCTTACCCAAAGACCTACTTGATAATTTAAAACTCATTTTTTTGTATCCGTTTTGTTTAGTTTATCGAAACTTCTTGCGCCTGCCATTCCTAACATTCCCAATAAAAGGGGCATCATTACTGACATATCTGCTTGAGGAATAATTACACCAAAACCCGCACAAATTGGGCTTACTATGTAATTTACACCGAGGCCGATTCCTCCGAGCCATCCAATAAGTGGCCTCCAAGACGATTGGAACCAGTTGCCCTTCGCGTCAGCTTTCAATATTTCTAGCTGTGCTAATGCAAGCTCCTGACTGTGGCGGTCTGCCATTGTGGCAACTTCGTGAGCCAATTTTGCCGCTTGGTCTTTGTCAGGAATTACCTTGTCAAGAATGCCGCTAACTGGACCTATTAACTTGTCAATCATGCGTTTTTATCCCTTATGCTATTAAACCCAAAATAACCGACAACGACTCCACTAGCCGCCACA